CCACCACCATCCCTGGCGCTAGTCCAGGAATGATGGTAACGGTTTAGATTACTGCTAGTGTGAACGATAGCGCGGCTAGGCCTAATAGTCCAGCACTAAGCCAGAAGATCGCGCGCACTATTGAGCGCGTTAGGTAATAGCTGCGTGAGTGTAGTGTGCCGCGGTAATAGTCCAATTCCTGGCGATACTCACAATTTACGCAATCACACCATCGATAATCGTGGACCGTGGTCATTCTTACTCACCATCCAGACTTATTTCATAGTTTGCTGGCTCATTCTGGCGCTCATGTTCAAGCGCTGCGATGGCCTTAATTAGTCCTGGCGTTAGTTCCATATAATTAGTCCTATCTAATTGAGCTAGGCTTTATCGCCTAACATGGGTAAAATTACTCTCCAGCTCGCAGCATGTCAACTATTCCTGGCGCTTATTTGATAACAATTTGATAACAATTTCTAGGCCAGCGGGTCCAGGATCTTGCCCATTCCTGGCCATCATCGGCCCTAACCCTGGCCCATCCTTGCCCATTCTCGAGCCATAACGTGGCCATGCGACAGTACCCACACCATCACGCAAGCACACCCAATCCCACGCAATCGTTATCAATCTCCCTAGTTTCCAATAAATAATTAATCAATCAAAAGCAATCAAAAGCGCAATCTGTGGCTCGCTTGCCTAAGTCGCTGAGCGTAAGGGAAAAGTATCGGCAAGCGTGGAAAAAATTGGGTGATCGACTGGGGGACTTTTAATAATGGGGCGACGTGTATGTAACTATCAACCCAATGATTTTTTCTAAATATAGTCTCACATATTGAGATTTGCTTAAACTATTTTATCGACCAAACAAGTATAAAATACTAGCTTTATACAATGTGACGTAATTCACAGACATGAAAGCGGGACAAACACCTAATTTCCCACCTTATACAATATAAGGGGTTTTATAAATTACACCCCTATCCAAAGGGCGGTTCCACCGCCCCTTAGATTATTAACCCAGTGGGGCATGGCAGAGCCTGCCCCTAACTCTTCCCATCGGCGGCGCAGAGCGCCACCCATAGGTTGTTTCCATAAGGATTACCATAGGCCGCCTGACGGCGGCGATTTACTACCATAGGAATTAAAGGCGGGTGTATTGTATGGCTAAGCCATCGGCTAATAAATACAAGATCGCCCCAGATAGCCAAATCTCGGCCACTCAGGCCAAGCAGACTATCGCCGAGCTGGTAACTAAAGGTTACTCCATTGCCGATGCAGTTCGGGCAACTGGCAAGTCAATTAAGTCCTATGAGTACTACCGCATGTCGGATGCTCAATTTAAAGAGGCTATCGACCTAGCCCGCGCCGTAGCACGTCGCGAAGGCGCGATAAGCGAAGAAGATGCAAATATCAGCTTTGAGGACTTTAGAGCCAAGTACCTTAACTCCAAGACTTTCAATCACCAGCGCAACATCATCTCTATGCTGGAAGAGGGTAAGCCCGCGTGGCTTCACCCCAACATGAAATACGAAGAGGGTTTTCCTAACTACGTCCTCGTGAACATGCCACCTGAACATGCCAAGAGCATGACGGTCAGCATTGACTATATCACNTATCGGATCTGTATCGATCCGAACATCCGTATNAAGATCGTCTCAAAGACCTTGACTATGGCAAAGGACTTTTTATACGCGGTCAAGCAAAGGCTTACCCAGCCCGCTTATGCTGAACTTCAACGGCGCTATGCNCCTGCTGATGGTTACAAAGAAGCGGCGGATAAGTGGACCCAAGATGCGATNTACCTAGAGCGNGACTCAGGTGAAAAAGATCCTACCCTNCAGGCACTGGGTATTGGTGGTCAGATCTATGGTGCCCGTGCTGACTTAATTGTTTTGGATGACTGTGTTACCTTGGCTAACGCCAATGAATACGAGAAGCAGATCCGTTGGATCCAACAGGAAGTTCTTACTCGTGTTGGTCCCACAGGAAAGATCCTTGTCGTAGGTACTCGTGTAGATCCAGTGGATCTTTATCGCGAGATGCGTAACCCAGATCGTTATCCAGATGGCGCTTCACCTTGGACATATCTGGCTATGCCAGCGGTATTAGAGTTTGCAGATGATCCAAAGGATTGGATTACCCTCTGGCCGCGTTCAGACAGGCCTTGGCTTGGAGATGATGCGAATATTGGTGAGGATGGTTTATATCCTCGCTGGGATGGAAGTAACCTACGCAAGCGTCGCGGTGTATTAGACCCAAAGACGTGGGCTATGGTTTACCAGCAACAGGATGTAGATAGCGAAGCTGTCTTTGCACCTGAAGCAGTACGCGGATCAGTATCAGGTATGAGAGCCATTGGCCCTCTACTACCAGGCGCTCCTGGTCATCCAGATGCAATGAATGGTTCTTATACCATCTGCTCAATGGACCCAGCCATGTCAGGTGATACGTTCTCAATTGCCTATGCTGGCGATAAGAGTACACAGAAGCGTTACGTGCTAGAAGCAAGCCGCATGCCTGCTCCTACACCACAACGTATTCGTGAATTGATTTTTGAATGGACAGAGAAGTACAAGCCATCTGTCTGGGTTATTGAGAAGAACGCCTTTCAGTTGTTCCTTACTCAAGATGAAGAAATTAACCGCTTCCTAGCATCACGCGGTATTCGCCTTGTTCAGCATTACACAGGCGCAAACAAGATGGATGCAGAGTTTGGCGTAGCCTCTATGGCCCCACTCTTTGGAATGGTTGATAAACTTGGCAATCACGTCAAGGGAAGCAACCTTATAGATTTGCCACGGTCCGACAATGAAGGCATAAAATCGTTAATCGAACAGCTCATAACATGGTCCGCTGGCACTAAAAATAAACAAGATGGATGTATGGCACTCTGGTTTGCAGAAACTCAGATGCGTGATTATATCAATCAGGCTGGAGCATATGGTGGCTCCTTTATTAAAAACCCATTTCAGACTCGTGATCAAAAAGCACGTCGTCGGGTTATTAACATAGAAGACTATCAACGCGAAAAAGAGAAGTTAGCATCTAACGGGGGTTACTTATAATGGCACTAACTGTAGATCAAATCGGAGATAAACTCCGTAAGCTACGTGCACATTACTTCACACGTGATTCACGTTATGATGATCTATTGGCGATCCGTCAAGGTAAGATCGATCAAGTGTTTCCTGGAATGTTCTCAGAGGACTATCCAAAGCCAATGATCGCAAACTTCATTGACGTTGCTGCTCGCGACGTTGCTGAAGTTATTGCCCCACTTCCTGCCTTCAATTGCATGACAACCAACACAACTTCAGATCGTGCTCGTGTTCGCTCAGATAAGCGCACCATGATCGCTGCTGGTTACCGCGACACTTGCAACCTTCAAACCATGATGTACACAGGTGCAGATCGTTACCTCACCTTTGGCTGGCTACCATTTCTTATTGAAGCAGACTATGAGAACAATCGCCCAATGATCCGCATCGATTCTCCAATTGGTGCCTACCCAGAGTTTGATCGTTTCAATCGTCTTATCTCATACTCAAAGCGTTATGTTAAGACAGTACGCGAACTTATCAATGACTTTCCTGAACACGAGAATATTATCCGTGGTCAGTACGAGAACCGTAACTCAGAACGCATCCTTGAGATGTATCGCTACCAAGACAAAGAACAACTTATTCTTTTCTTGCCAGAGCGTAACAACTTTGTTCTTTCACGCGTTGAAAATGAACTAGGTGAAATTCCTGTAGCAATTGCTTTGCGTCCTGGCGTTGACTCAGATGAGCACCAACGTGGACAGTTTGATGATATTATGTGGGTGCAAGTAGCCCGTGCACGTTTTGCTTCTCTTACTCTTGAAGCAGCACAAAAGGCAGTACAAGCACCATTTGCTTTGCCTTCAGATGTGAACGTTCTTGAGATTGGCCCAGATGCAACTATCCGTTCTGCCAATCCACAACAGATCCGTCGTGTAGATCTTAATCTTCCACCAGGAATTTTTCAAGAGAATGAAATTCTTGATCAGGAAATGCGCACTGGATCACGTTATCCAGAAGGCCGTCTAGGACAGCAATCAGGTTCTATCGTAACTGGTCGTGGCGTAGAAGCACTTATGGGCGGCTTTGACACACAAGTCAAAACAGCACAAGGTGTATTTGCTGAGACATTTAAAGAAGTTATTCGTCTATGCTTTAAGATGGACGAAAAACTATTTAGTGATGTTAAGAAGGAAGTTCGTGGCATTAATGCTGGCGCTCCTTATGTAGTTAACTATACACCAAGTGTTGATATTGCTGGAGATTATTCTTGCGATGTTACCTATGGCATGATGGCTGGACTAGATCCAAACCGTGCTTTGGTATTTGGACTACAGGCACGTGGAGATAAGTTAATCTCACGCGACTTTTTACGTCGTCAAATGCCTTGGGAAATGAACGTTACCCAAGAAGAAGAACGTGTTGAAGTTGAAGAACTGCGCGACACATTGCTTCAAGCAGTTGCTTCCTATGCTAATGCTTTGCCACAGATGGCGATGCAAGGAGCAGATCCATCTAAAGTTATTAATGCAATTGCGCAAGTAATTGTTGGTCGCCAAAAAGGCGACCCTATTGAGGAAATTGTTGCTAAGGCTTTTGCCCCAGAACCACAGCCACAAGTTTCCCCAGAAGCTGCAGCCGCTGGTGCGGCACCTGAAGGTGCCCCAGGACAGGCTCCTGCTGGGGGCGCGCCTCAAGGCCAAGCACCAGGCATGCCGCCTGCACAACAAGCACCGCAAGGTGCATCATCCCTGCAGAACTTGCTAGCAGGCATTTCATCTTCTGGTAACCCGCAGCTTGCTGCGTCAGTTTCCAGACGCTCACCCGCCTAACGTTACGAGTGAGAAAACCAATTCCCTATAGGAGATAAAAATGGCAAAAGTAGCACCAGCCTTTAAGTCTAGCCTGCAATCAGCACCTGTTAAGGTTGCTATGCAAGGTGGACATGGCTCATCAGACGCAGTAACACAAAAGACAAGCATCCAAGATGCTCCTTCAGTTAAGGCAACTGGAAAGTCTGACATTAAGTACACAGTACAGCCTTCAGGCACCCGCGGATCAAACCCAGGCGCTAAGTAATTAAATGAATGAAGAGGGTGATGATTTTAGCGGAGTAATCTCCGTCTGGGATATTATTGCCCTCTTTGCTCATCTTGTAAAAAATCTATTTGCAAGTTTTGAAGAATTTTTTGATGTATTGAGCCACATGGCTCTACATAAAGCAAACGTCGTAGAAGATCAAAAACTATTTCACGATGATGTTGTTAGAACAATTGAGACTATTATAGAAGGTGAGTAATTATGGCAGGCAAAGGCGGTTATCAAGCTCCAGCTAAACCAGCACAAGTTGCTACCATGGCTCATAATAGAACTGAAAATAGCGCTGCGACCAAAATGACGCAAGCCGCTCGTGACATTACTGGCATGCCAAATTATGGCGATGCTCAAGACATGGCACAAATTCAAAGTGGTGCGCCTATGGCCGCTACACCAAATTTAGGATCTACGCCTACGGCACAGCCACAACAAGGTGCACAAGGTGTTCCACCTCAAGGTTTTATTGGCGCACATCAACCAAGCCCAACAGATAACCCATTAACGCCAATTGCTACGCAACAACAACAATCTATTAGCGGGGCACAAAGTGCTTTATCTTTGCTTAACTCATTAGGAGATAATGCTTCTCCACAAGTTAAATCAATTCGCAACGTTTTGGCTGCACATTTAATGAACCAATCACAAGCAGGACAAGCACCTACAGCGCCAACCGCAGCGGTTCCACCGATGGCGGGAGCAAAGTAGTTTATGCCAGCAGTCATTCCACCATCTCCTGAAGCACAAGCGTTAGCAGGCAACTTAGATGCTATACATGCTGCAGGCCACACAAACCTTGACCCACTTGCTCAAACAGCAGTTGCTCAAGGAGCTGGTAGTACACAAAATGTTTTAGATCATGCTGGTCTTTTAACTCAAGCAGTAAAGCAAACAACGCCAGATAAAGCAATTTCTGAACCTGCAATAAATCAACAACCAAGTCTTTTATCACAAGCAGCATCATTTTTGCATCATCAATATGGCCCAGTCCCAGTTTTAAATTCAGATGTTGCTAGTATTCAACAGCAACTACAATCAAAAGGCTACGGTAAAGATTTAACAACTGGCGCTTGGAATAGCCAATGGCAAAATGCCCTTAGTCAACATGCTTATGATGCAACAGTGGCACCTAAATTTGGAAACGTAAAATCTCTTCCATTGTGGGACCTTATTGTAAATGATATTGTTCCCCCTGGATGGTCTTCAACCTTTGCTCATTCTGTAACAAATTATGTTCGTTATTTACCAGAAAAGGGCAGTCAATTGCTTTCCGATCTTGCTGGTGGAACTGCCGCTACTTTTACCGAGTGGGGCAACAATCAGGCTTACAAAAATAGAGAAGCATCTGTTACTGCTGATGTTGAAAATGCTCTTGGCGGCAATGTAACAAAACAACAAATTGAACAAACACAAGTTAAGCGCTATGTTGGCGATCTTGGTAATCTTCTTACTCTTGTTACTTTGGCTGGCGCTGGAAA